AGAGTCCGAGCTCCCCATACAATCCCCGCGTTGTGAGAAAGGTGCAGAGCATGCTTGATCTGTTCTGCAAACCGTCGGAAGAAGACCCACGCAAGAAATTGAATGGGGAGTCTTGTGCGGATGCGGACGTTGCGCGATAGGAGAACCCATTGTCGAAATCAAATGCCTGTGAGAACTCTCTTCTTCTTCTAATCTTTAACAACACAGACTTCGCGCTGATCGGGGATGCTGCTGGACTCCAGAACAGCGCCACTGCTGGGAGCCTCTACGTGTCTTTGCACACTGGGGATCCTGGCGAGACTGGAACACAAGCTACGAGTGAGATCACGTATACGAGTTATGCTCGTGTCGCGGTCGCGAGGTCTGGAGCTGGATGGACGGTGACAAACAATAGTGTGTCTCCTGCAGCAGCAATCACGTTTCCGGCAGGAACTGGCGGCTCCGGCACTGCTACGCACTTCGGAGTAGGCACAGACTCATCCGGAGCTGGTGTGCTGCTCTTCAGCGGAACTGTCACTCCAAACATCGTGTGTGGGGACGGTGTGACGCCGGAGCTCACTACTGCCACGGCGGTCACTGAGGATTAGGACACGAGTCGGTGAGCATCGCCGACTTCATGGACGGATTCCACGCCACACTCCGATGGTGCGGCGTGGATCATCGCTCTATTCGTTCGAGTCCCACAGTGACGGAGATTATATCTGTAGTCTCTGAGGCCATGGCGGCAGAACTGGACGAGTTCTGGTCTGCCCATGGCGCAGCCATTGAGTCCGATCCCGGACTGCCTGGTCTAAGCCGCAACGTGTCGTGGCAGGCAGGACACGACTTCGCGTTCCTACTCACTGGGCGGAAGCTGTGTTCCCCGTGGACTCGGAATCTAGCGAGTGGAATGCGGACCTCCGCAGACGCGCTCCGTTTGGTTATGGTCGAGCGTGTGTCCGGCGCACTTACTGTGACAAGGCCAGCGAGGACACGGTAATAGTCCTATGGCGATGCCAGCTATCTATGAGGAGACGACTCCGGTCCATGGGACTGGCGCGCTCACTGTTCCGTGGGGAACACACAACGACTCTTTCACGTCGATCCTGGTAGTTGTCACGGCGAATGAGACAATTGCGACGCCAACTAGCGCGGACGCGACCTGGGAGTTAATCGCGGAGGCCGGAATTGGTACAGCTGGAGCAGCTGGATCGTGTCGTGTCGCGGCGTTCTGGGCTCGCGCTAGCAGCGGCTCGATGGCCGATGTAACAGTCGCGGACGCGGGGGATCATACATCTGCGCGTATGTATATGGTCCAGAACGTCACCGAGACTGGCAATCCGATCAACTTCGCGGACACCCAGACTGTGACACCAGCTGCTAGCGCTATTAGCATGGCTGCTCCGAGTAGCACTGTTGTTAACGTGCTCTACTTCATCTTCTGCGCGAACGGCTTTGACCAGACGACCCTACCTGGATCATCGAATTGGACGAATGCCAGTCTATCTAGCGTCTCGTTCGGCGGCTGGATGCAGACCGATCTTGGTGTCGGCTCCGGTTACATGGGCGGTCTTGGAGAGCGTGCCACTGCTGGAGCTGGCGGCACCTGGGCAAACGACTGGGACGCCGGTAATACTCTTCAGGGAAACATCACCTTCGGAATCTCCGACACGGAGACGGAGGGTGGCGGGCCGACAGAGGGCACTGGTTCTGCAGCAGGCACATCCACTGTCACTGGTACAGGGAAATCAACTGCTCGCTCTTCCGCATCCAGCGCTGGTGTCGCGACCGCCACTTCTGTTGGGAAGTCAACTGCAAGGTCCGATGCGTCCAGCGCTGGTGTCGCGACCGCCACTTCTGTAGGAATCTCGACTGCAAGGTCCGATGCGTCCAGTGCTGGAGTCGCGACCGCAACGGCAGTCGGTGTCTCGACTGCAAGGTCCGACGCATCCAGCGCTGGTGTCGCGACCGCAACGGCAGTCGGCGCCTCTGTAGTAGAAGCGGTTGGACTCGCAGAAGGCACCTCGACTGCGGAGGCGTTCAGTCAAGGATCCATTGGACTTGCGGAGGGAACCTCAACTGCAACGGCAGTCGGAGTCTCTACAGCACGTTCCGATGCATCCAGTGCTGGTGTCGCGACTGCAACGGCAGTTGGAACAGCGGTCCTCGTATCGACGGGGACATCGGCTGGAGCATCGACTGTAACAGCAGTCGGGAAGTCAACATCCAGGTCCGATGCGTCCAGCGCTGGTGTAGCGACTGCAACTGGAGTTGGAACCTCTACAGCGAGGTCTGACGCATCCAGTGCTGGAACATCCACAGCGACGGCTGTTGGAATATCCTACCGCACAAGCACGAGCCTTACGGACTCGCAAGCAAACGAGCTAATCTATGAGAGAATGCTTTCTGGTTGGGATTCCGCTGAACGCACAGAGCCTGTTGTTTTCGAGTCAGAGGCTGTCGAGCCGCCTCTTTCCGGTGGATGGGTCCGGCTCGTTCTTCGTCCCGTTCTGTCTCGATCTGAGACACTTGCCCAAGGGAATCGGGACGGAAGATACCGTCGCACCGGGATGGTGATGATCCAGCTCTTTGCGCCTCGAGATGCTGGAACACAGCTCTTGGATGTGCTGTATCAGGAAGCGCGGGACATCTTTGAAGATGTCCACTTCAACGGGATCAACTTTTCGATGGAGTGCTCGCGCAAACCACTGGGCTATGAGGAGAGGTGGATCGGACACCTTCTGACGATCAATTACAGCTACGTGGAACATAGAGCAGGTGACTGATCAGACCCCACCTCCGCAGTCTCTGTGGGACGTGTTTCAACGTGAGATCGATCGAGTCCATAGAGCGCAGACAACGACCAGCAAGCGAGTTGACACTCTATGGGACACTCGAACGGAACTCGTCGCTGTAGATGGTAAGGGCGGAAGGATCAAGACAATGGAGGATGGGATGGCAACGATGGAGCAGTCTGCGCAGAAGATGTCGGATTCCGTGGCAAAGTTGATTGAGAATCGCACTCGAGATCGAGTCTACCTTGGAATTCTCATCAGCACTGCCTCCTTCATCGCTGCTACTCTCGGAGTTTGGGTTATCACGAGCATCCTGGGCAAGACGTAGAATTGGCCGACCTACCGAACATAGAGAAGCTCGCGGATGCTCTGGCAGAAGACCTGCAGAACATTCAGGACAAGCGTTCTGTCCGAGACAAGGCAATTCTCATTCTCAGCGAGATGTCCAAGGACATGATGGTTCGACTCGTCGCGGAGGTTGTTGCCAATCTTATCAAGCTGAATCCTGTCCTCACTGGATGGTCTCGAGCCAACTGGATTCCTTCACTGGGACAGCCGTATGAGGGTGAGGGAGACATTGGTGGCATGTTTCAGTCCTCAGCTCTTGCCCAGGTGATAGCTGGATACTCCGGAGAAGGCGAAGTCTACATCGCAAATAACGTGGACTATATTCTTGATCTGCTCCGTGGAAGCTCGAGACAGGCTCCGGCCAACTTCGACGACATCGCGGCCGGCAACCCCTTCTCCAGGCTGCTCCAGGCCGAGAAATTCCTCTCCCAGCACTGCGCGCCCATCGTCATCGCCGGGAAGACCACGGGCGTGCTCGAGATATTCCAGCGCAGACC